TGGCTGTGTAGTATTTGGGACAGGCAGTAATAATAATATTGGATCAGAATATAATCTAAAACAAGGACAAATCATAGAACTTGTAAGAATGGCGCTTAATGGTAAGCAAGAAACTACATCACAAGTATTAGCAAAAGCAATTAAGAAAGTAAAAAAAGACGTCCCTTTGTGCAAAATGATAGTCTCTTATGCCGATATTGACCAATCACACAAAGGAATAATATATCAGGCTACTAACTGGTACTTTGTAGGGAAGGTTTATGAAAATAAAACTGATAGCAGTTGGATCATAAACGGCAAGCGTATTCACGGGCGTAGGATTTCAGATATTATAAAGCAAAAAGGAGGATTGAAAGGAATATCAAGAAAAGATTTTATACTGAAAAATTTAGACAAGAACGCAACTGAATATGTTACAAAAGGTAAAATAAAATATCTATATCCTTTATGTAAGGAAATGAAAAAACTTTGTGAAACAATCAAAAAACCTTATTCAGAAATATGAATAACACCCCAAAAAATAGACAACAATGGATGTTAGAGGAACTCAAAAAGTCTCCTCTCTTGTCCTTTGGGGAAATGTTCAGTAAATATTCAGCAAAGTTCAGTAAAACAGAAAAAACATTCAGTAAGGACTGGAAACAAGCCCAAAAAGAATTTAAAGAGTGGCAAAAAACGATTAATGAGGAGGTATCAAAGCAATTGATAAGCGCAGAGGTAGAAGAGCGTAAAAAAGACTTATTTGCAAAAATGGACGCTCTGAAGATACTCGCTGATATAGCAAGAGGTAAAGGAATGAGAATTGATGGGGAGAAATTTATTCCTTCATATAGAGAGCGTATTTCAGCGATTGCACAACTATCTAAAATGGAGGGATGGGACGCACCGGTTAAGCAGGAGGTAACAGGAAAGGACGGCAAAGATTTACAGCCTTTTCAAGTAACTGGGATAATAATTAAGTAAATGAAGAATGTAGTACTTGAGTTTAACAGCAATGGAAATGATAAGCAGAAGGAATGCGGCAAAGCGTGGGCTAATGATGATATTGACGAGGTGCTATATGGAGGTGCAAAAGGGGGAGGCAAATCATTTATAGGGTGCTCACTGATACTGGCTGATGCTATGATGTATGCAGGAACTCACTATTTTATTGCTCGTAAGCAACTAAATGATTTGCGTAAATTTACAATACCCAGCATTCACGAGGTGCTAAACGGATGGGAAATACCTCAGGAAGCGTGGAAGTACAACGGACAGGATAATTATTTTGAACTCTATAATGGTTCAAAAGTGTTTCTTTTGGATTGTAAATATTTGCCGAGTGACCCGCAATATCAGCGTTTTGGTTCAATGCAGATGACACGTGGTTGGATTGAGGAAGGAGGAGAATTTGAGTATGATAGTTATTCGAACCTCAAAATATCAATTGGCAGGTGGAAAAATAGAGAATACAATTTGAAAGGCAAATTGCTCATCACTGCTAACCCTTCTAAGAATTTTTTGTATAAAGAGTTTTATACACCTTACAAGGAGGGTACTTTGAACGCACGAAGGGCTTTCATTCAGGCATTACCATATGATAATAAAATGCTACCAAAGGAATACATTCAGAATTTGGAGAGCACATTACGAGGGCCAGAGAAGCAGCGATTATTGCACGGGCTATGGGAGTATGATGATGATCCGAATGCGTTATGCGATTACGATAAGATATTAGCAGTATTTGGCAACGACCAAATAGCACAAGATAGCACTATGTACCTAACTGCTGATATAGCACGATTTGGATCTGATTTGTGTGTTATAGGTGTTTGGAGAGGATGGGAACTGATAGAGATACACACAATGGCTACTTCAGCAACCACAGAGATACAAGCACTCATTAATACGTTACGAATGAAATATAACATTTCGAAAGGGAATTGCATTGCTGATGAGGACGGTGTAGGAGGCGGTGTGGTAGATAATACGGGCATCGTAGGCTTTAAGAATAACAGCACACCACTTGAAGAGAATGGGCAACCTACTAATTACAAGAACTTACAAACGCAATGCTTATACAGAATAGCCGAGCGTATCAATAGTAATGGCATATACATTAGTGCTGAACTATCAGAACGCACTAAGGAGATGATTACTGAAGAATTGGAGCAAATCAAAAGTGATAATAAAGACGGTCAAAAATTGTCTGTAATAAACAAAGATACTGTTAAGCAAGCGATAGGAAGAAGCCCTGACTACAGGGATATGCTGCTGATGCGTGAGTATTTTGAGTTAAAACCTAAAAGAACTTTTAAACCTATATTCAGGAAATAATGGAAAAAACTTTTTTATATATAATATTATTATTTAGCACGTCAATTTTAATGCTTAAATCTAAGCAAGCTGAAGATCGCGGCGATGAATTAAGAGCTTGGTTGTATTTTTTATCAGGTGTTGTGATTTTTTATGTTTCAATATTTTTTCTAATATTTATTTAATGTTATGACACTATATGATTTTTTTGAACTTAAGGAGGAGCAGCAGAAGGAACTTTTGCCAGCTTTGAAGATTTTAAAACCGATACCGAACTACAATAGAAGGCATTGGTTTAAGAGGCGTACACACGGGGTAAAAGAGAGCATCACTGAATTGACCTTTGGCGATGTAAATACGATAAAAAGGGAGGTAATGCGAGGTACAACTGAGGGACTAATGAATGCTTTTGAGTTGGTTTATAAATGTACCAAGAAGGATATGATGAAGATGAATGTTGTGCGGTTTTATCGTTGTATGAGGTTTATCATTAATGAAGTGGATAGTGTGATGAGGTTAGAGCAGCATCATTGGAAGGTAGAGCCTACAGAGTATAATGGTAGGCTACAAGAAGCAGGTGTTAAGGAATTAGAGATGTTTGGCGATTTGCCGATGATTGATAGCCTTGCTGGTGGTGATATTCTTAGATACAACGATATTGAGGGGCTCAATTACTTGGAAGTGCATTACATCTTATGGTATAGGGCTATTCAAACAAATATACAGAATAGATTTCAGAAGTTAATGGCAAATAAATAAGATATGAAAGAGGTATTACAACGGATAGCAAACAATAACGGCTGGGCATTTGAGTACGGTCGGCAGGATTACAACAACTTAGAAGGGCAATCGGGGAAGTAGTTTTATTTGTTTCTTGATGTGCCTGAAGTGTCTATAACGTTTGACGACTACTCTGTACCTATAAAGCGTACTTATTCAGGAAGATTTATGCTGCTTAAGCATTCAGATTTTGATAGGGCGTATGATAGTCAGATGGGGAATGATGCTAACGATGGCAAATACGAGCAATATATTAAGCCTTGCAAGGAGGAGGTAATGAAGATTGCGAATGCCTTTTGCGGTGATTACTCGATTACCTCGTGGCGTATCATTGAGGTTATTAATCAGTTCAGTAATAATTTTGATGGAGTAATCGTTAATTATCAGGTAACGATAAACGAATAAAAAATGAAACAGCCTATTGAGATATTGCATAAGGAGTTGGAGGCTCTGAAAGATGACCTAATACGCAGATATGAGGAATTAGGAATGAAAGCCAGTGGTGCGTGGGGGCAATCGTTGCAGGTGCAAACTGATGAGGCGGCAGGATTGCGGAAGGGTACGATTTCAGGTGAGGGATATACGTACTATATGCAGCACGGGCGCAAAGCAGGGAACTTGCCGCCTATTGCTGCAATTGAGCAATGGATAAGAGCGAGGGGCATTCAGCCAATAGAGAAGAAAATGAAAGTATCAGGATTGGCGTGGGCGATTGCTAAGAAGATAGCAAGAGAGGGCACAAAGAGAAGCCGCAATGAGGAGAAGCCTGCATTTATTGACGAGGTGATAACAGGTGAAAGGGTACAAGACATAATCAATAAGGTGGGCGATGGCTATATAGGGGCTTTTACGAGTGAGATTATTAACTTTTTAAAACGTTTTTAAGATGGATTTTTTAACTACAGACTACTGGGGAGGATTTAGTGGGGTTCCTTTGCGAATTAGATTAGAAGATGCTGATAAGGATAAACTTAAGCATAATGGGATATTTATCATTAGAGCATCTTTTGTGAAGATGATAGACGGGACTATAGGGAAAAAGACGGTAGAGATAAAGAAGCATTACCTATATAGAGAAAATGAGAGTGTGGTGAATGTGGATTTTGGAGCGGTATTTAAAACTGCCTTCTTCTCATACACAGAGGCGAGTGGTTATCAGATAAGAGCAACAAGCATTCCGATAGAGGTAGAGTTGCAGGCTACATATAAGGACGGTAATGAGATAAAAGAATTTGAGATTACAGAAGGCGTAAAGGTGATAAAGAATGAGTTTAGAATTTTTCCTTCTACTTTCTCAAGTATTTTAGTTGCTGATAAATGGTATAATAACACACGAGTCTGCAAAGACTTTAATAGGGCAAGTGGTGTATATACTACTTACTTCAGAGGTTACCCACAGGACGATGTGGTATTAGAGGTTACTAATAAGGGAGCAGTAAAGAAAGTGGATTACAAAGGGATACCTCGATATGAATATAAGAAGGTGGATAGGGTGATTGACCAGTGTGGGGTGTTTGTTGTGTGGAGGAATGTAGCAGGCACATTTAGTTATTGGCTCTTTTCGAATGAATATACAGAGGAGGTGAAGACGAAGCAACTGGGGCAAATTATAAAAGGCACACGTATAGGCATTGGCGATAGATTTTCGCTATTACATTCGCTGGGGAGTACAGCAGTGAAGCGTTGGACGCTGAAGAGTGAAGTAGCGGTTATGGAGAATGAATTAGACGAACTGCAAAGCCTATTATATAGCAGCGAGGTGTATGTATATAGGGGCGAAAAAACAGTTGGAGACAACAACGATTTGAATGCTGAACTATTTGAAAGGGTGATTGTAGTAGAAGGAACGCAAAAGTTTGATATAAACAAACAATTGTTATACCCTTTTGGGGTAACGATAGAATTTGAGCCAGAGAGAACAATACGAGAATTATAGGTTATGACTGAATTATATATTGATGGTAATAGGGCCGAGATGGGCGATAAAGGTTTTGCTTATACGTTGCAGGTGAATGATATGTTTAACTTTGAAACGCGTGAGGTAGGCTACTCTGAAACGGTATATTTGCCGGTAACGGCTGCCAATTGTCTTATATTTGACTTCGCAGAAATGTCTGAAGGTGATAATAAGGGGGCTTATAAGGTATATAGGGTAGATTATTACGTAAATGGGGTGCTGATTGTCGGTAGTGGCAATGGGTACTTGATAGGAGTACGTGATGATGCTTATATATTTGAGTTTAAAGACAGCGGTAGGGAGTTGTACCAATACCTTATGAATAGGGATATTAAGGGGGTGAACGAACTTATTGATGGAAGTGCTGAGCGGTCATTGGATAAGATAGTAAAAGCGCACACAGAGGACGGTGTGGGTATAAGGGAACTTATATACTTGGTAGGAAATTATGGCGATGATGCTGAAAAGAGGAACGACAACGGGGTATTACAAGTATATAGGTTTGATAATACGCCTCTCTCTATCAGTTTGGATAGGGTGTTTAGGTTGGTGCAGCAGGATAGTGGTTTTAGGTTTAGGGGCGCAACGTTTAATACGTTTGATTGGAAGAATGCTTATATTGCTTCTTCTAATATAAAATATAATGATATAGTTGATAAAGAGGTTTTTAAAGCATTAAATTGGTGGGGTTTTGTTGGAGAATTATCTAAATATGGATTTAAAAAAGGAATTTATGACAACAATATATATGTAAGACACGAAAGCCAGGGAATAGAACCTTTTACTATTAAGGAGGAAGGTTATTATAGAGTTAGTTTTATATGTGATAAATTATACTCAGAACAAGGTACTGTGATAGCTCAACTTGGTATTGATTCTACTCAATCGTGGTTAGAAGAGATTAATGTATCTGAAGAAGGTTGGGACAAAGTGAATTACAACAAAACTTTATACTTTCAAAAAGGAGATAATATATATATACAGGGGGGTATTAAAAATCGTAAATATGGAGATGGAGTAAGAGCAAATGGAGGTATTTTTAAAATTGAAAAGATAAAAGGGAATGACAATTTGTCAGTGCTTGTGTCGGATTTTGCTTTGACAGACTTATTTAAGGAGGTATTTAAATTATTCTCATTGACGCCCATCAGAGATAGGCAAACAGGGGTGTATGACTTCTTCACCTTATCGGAAAGGGTGAATGCCCCTGTGATAGATTGGAGTAGCAAATTCGTAAGAGTGAAGGAGGTGAAGTATCATAGTGCGAACTACGGGCAGAAGAATAATTTTCTATATAAGAAATACGATGAGGAGAACGCTTATAAGCAAAGGGATAATGATGGGGTAATACACTTTGACGACAAGGTACTTGATGATAGAAAGGATTTTAGCAGTAAGTTTTTTAGTCCT